ACTTCGCATCCGCGCGCAACACATCTCGTTGCGTCGTCGGCCACGCACCTGGTTGATCTGACATAACGCCCGGAATGTCAACCACCCTTTGGCTTGCCAGCTGGCCGCGACGGTCGATGGCGCCCGGCACCCTCCCGATCCGGGTCCTTCCGACCGGATGGGACCATCAGAATCGTGCGCGCATAGGGGGACAGGGGAGTGGTCGATCGCGAACTCGCGGCGCCACATATATCTCCACCCAGCTCGACAAAATCCGGGTGACGAGGCTGTCCGTGTACACATCCGTCCCCACGATCCCCTAGGGTGCCCGTACCAGCCATCAGGAGGAGGAGAGATGCCGGAGCAGCGGTTGCCCACGAAGACCACGCACCTGCGCGTACAGCTCGATCACGGCGGTCATCTGGTCGAGATCGAGAACCAGGAGGGCGTCGGTCTGAAGTTCCACCGGTTCCAGACGCAGCACGGCGCCTACGTCGAGATCCCCTGGGAACGCGACGATGAGTGGGTCATCGAACTCGTCAACAGGGTGCAGGCACGTATCGACGACGGGATGGAGCCGCTACGTGCAGTCGACCGGACCCTCCTTGATTTCAACGTCAATCCGACCGGCTACCTGCTGACAGGCGAAAAGCTCGGCGAGCCTGCGCCGGGGACGGTGGTCGAGACGGACGGCGACCCCCGCGAGGTAGATCCGGAGAAGCTGAAGCAGCAGGCCATCGAAAAGACGATGCGCCTTTACGGCGTTCCTGCGAAGACGGTCGACCAGATCGACCTCGAAAAGGAGGCCGAAGACAAGGGCCTGACCTACCCGAAGTGCTCACCGGAGCGTCGCCGGATCGAAAAGGAAGCCGACGGGCATCACACCGACGAAGGACCGATCGACAAGAAGGTCTATGCGGAGCTCGGAGAGCCGGTCACGCTCGGCAACGGCACAGGGGGGCTCCTCTCTCCGACCTCCGTCAATCGGCTGGCGACCGTCATCATGAGGCTCTTCGCCGAGGAGGCGAAGAGCCTGCACACCAGACAGAAGGATCTTCGGGATCGCATCGACCTGCTGGAGGAGCAGCGTGAACAGGCCCGCGGCGGCGAAGACCTGTTCAAGGCCCAGCGCGACTCGGCGCTGCATCTCCTCCGCTGGCTGATCGGCGACCTGATTCCGCCGGACCTCGTCACGCTGCAGGGCGACGACGAGCCTGAGGAGAGTCGCTGATGGACGGCGGCCGCGTGGAGTTTTTCCGCAGGAAACCGGTGACGATCGAGGCCGTTCGGCTGGACCCCCACAATCTCAACGAGATCCTCGGTTGGATCGGCCGGAACGACGGTGTGGCGATGCCGATCAGGACGTCCCCTCAGACGGCCTCCCGGATCACCGGGTCGATCCTGATCCACACGCTGGAGGGCGACCATCGTGCCGAACCCGGGGATTGGGTGATCCGCGGCGTCAAGGGCGAGTTCTACCCCTGTAAGCCCGACATCTTCGAGGCGACCTACGAGCGTGATGTCGATGCGTAGGGAGGAACGCGAGGCGAGGGTGCTCGAGCTCATCGCCGACGAACTTCCGCTGCTCCTCTGCGCGGGCGAGAGGGTGGTGATCGAGCTGCTCGACACCGACCCCGCCGAGCCGATGTTCGCGGTGAGCCGCTCGATCAAGGCGAGGTTCGCCTGTCGCCGCGGCTCGGCCGATCTCCGCGAGGCCGCCGACAACGGGATGGGGACCTGATGGCGCTCGACGACCGCCGGCATGTCGAGGCCTACGCGATCATCAAGCGCCTGGTCGGCGACGAGCCCGGCTTCGACCCGACCGAGCCGGACGCCTACGCGGTCCTCCGCGATGCGGGGTTGCAGTGGCTGAAGGAGAACAGGCCGGCGCCCGGCGTATACACCGCCGTGGCGCGTGAACTCGGCGGCGAGCTACGGGAGGACGACGACGATGGCTCGTGAGCGCAACCACGGCGAGACGCTGAAGGAACTACGGGCCTCGGGCGCGCGGAGGCTGCCGCAGAAGAAGCGGATGGCGCTTCCCCACGTCGTCGAAGAGTTCCTCTCGCTGACCCTCTCGCGACCGGAGAACTACGAGTCGCTCTCGGCGAGGAAGCGACACGAGATCGACGGGGAAATGGTCGGCTTCTGCAAAGCCCAGGAGAAACTGCGCGAGTTCATCGCGGTCGCCGGCACGGACGCGATCTCCGACCTTGCCGACGTCCGTGACAGTCGCCAGATCCGGCCGAAGATGATCGGGGAGTTCCGCGCATGGATGGTCTGAAGGAAATCCTCTTCGGCGCGCTGATCGGGATCGCGGTGGGCATCTTTCTCCTTCTCCTCGCCGCACTCATCTCGGTGCTGTGATGGCGGGCCCGTACGACGAATGGCTCGACGAGCTCGAAGAAGAGCGCGAGGCCGAGGAACAGGCAGCCGAGGAGGACGCGGCCGCCTGCGACGAATGGCCCTTCGACGACGACCCACCGGACCCGCTTTGAGCGACGACCGCAGGCTGGAGCGGCAGTTCAAGATCCGTGTCGACGACGGCGATCTCGCGGAGATCGATCGGATGTCCCGCGAGGGCGTCACACTGCCGCGGAGAAAGATCCCTGCGGGGACGAACAAAAGCGAGCTCACGCGCATGGCGCTCGGGCTCGACGAGCCGCCGGCGTCGTCCGGCAGCCCGGCCCTCGAGAGGCTCACCTCACGGGTGATGCAGGACGGGGGGCGAAAACAGAAGAAAAGGAGGCAGTGATGGCCCGCGGCAAGCTCCCCAAGCTCGGTACCGGCAAACGCTTCTCGAACCTCGAGAACTCTCTCGCAAGACGCGGCGTCCGCAATCCCGCCGCCCTCGCCGCCTACATCGGCCGCAAGAAGTACGGCAACAAGCGCTACGGCGAGCTCGAGCGCCACGAAGGCTGAGTGGCCGCGCGCAAGGAATATCCGGCGGAGCAGGTCGACCTCGCGCTGGCCTGCTTCGCCGCGGAGTGGGGACGTCGGAAACACGTCACCACCCTGCTCAAGGCCCAGGGCCTGTCGATGCGGTTCACCACCGTCAGGTCGTGGGCCTACGACACCCATAACGCCCGCTATCTGCAGATCAAATCCGACGTCGAGGAGGCACAGCGGGCGCGCCTGGCGGAGAGCTTCGGTCGCCTCGCCACCGAGGGCACCGCACTCGCCGAGGACGCGCTGGGACGCCTGCGCGAGCTGCTCGAGCGACGTGATCGCGAACTGAAGGAGATCGGCGAGCGGATCGTCGACGTCGAAGATCGGTTGGCCGAGCTGAACGCGGCGATCGACGTCGACCAGCGACGGGTCGCGGTGAAGCTCGAGATCCCCGACGCCGACGCGCTGATCGAAGAGATCCTCGGCGACCCGGGCGACGTCGACCTCGACCGGATCACCGTCGCCCGTCTGAACGCCGCCTACCGTCGTCGCTCCGACGCACTCGCCGAGCAGAAGGCGCTCTGGAACCGTCGCGACGAGATCGAGCTGGGCGTGAAGGATCTCGCCAAGGTGCTCCACGAGTCGAGCCTCACCGCCGGCAACTCCTCCGAAAAGCTCTCCCTCCTCACCGGGGGCGCCACCGGACGCGTCGAGCACAGCTTCCCGGAGCTGCAGCGGGCGCTCGAGGCCAAGGGCATCCGTCTGCAGGTCGGTCAGGGAGGTGCACCCTCGAAGCTCCCGGTCGTCGACGTGCCGGAGCTCGAGGTCGCGAATGGTTGAGGTCGCCGGCTTCGAGATCGAGGTCGACGACCCGTCGTTGCTCGAGGACCCGGAGGTACTGGAACTCCTCTCCCAGGCCAACGACGCCGCCGAGGAAAACCCGCTCCATCGCTACGTCCCGTTGCCCCAGCAGGAGGTCTTCCACCGCACCCGGGTGAAGACCAAAGCCTTCGTCGGCGGCAACCGCTCCGGCAAGTCGACGGCGACCGTGATCGACTGCCTCGTCAACGCGATCGACTACGACGAGGTTCCCGAGCACCTGCTGCCCTATCGGATCTGGCCGAAGGGGACGAAGTTCAAGTGCCGCTTCATCACCCCCGACTACGGCAAGCCCTACCAGTCGCTGCTCGAGACGATCCAGATGTGGGTCCCTCCCTCCCAGCTCCTCGGCGGCGACTGGGAAAAGGCGCACAAGGACAAAGACCACGTCGTGCGCTTCGCCAACGGGTCGATCTTCGACTTCATGACCACCGAACAGCCGCCCTCCAAGCACGGCGGCTCGGCGCGTCACCGGATCGTCTGGGACGAGGAGCCGCCCGACACCGAAGACGGCGAACGGATCTACACGCAGGCGCGGATGCGGATCGCCGACTACCACGGCGACATGCTCTGGGGCTTCACCCCGATCTCCGAACACCTGGGGTGGGTCTTCGACGAGATCCACGAGCAGGCGGTCGAAGACGGCGAGCAGATCGCCGAAAAGGTGTGGTTGAACCAGGAGCAGGGCCTCCTGCTGGTGCAGGCCTCGATCTACGAAAACACACACCTCTCCGAGGAAGGCCGCGAAGACGCGATCTCGGGCATCCGCGGCGGTCAGCGGGCGGCGGTGACGGAGGGCACCTTCACCAACGCGAAAGGCCTCGTCTATGAGACCTTCGATCCCGAGGTCGGCGGCCTCCATGTCGTCGACGAGAAATGGATCGACCGCGAGCTCGTCTCCCACCTCGAACACCTCGACGGCATCGACCCGGGTCAGGTCGAGACGGCGGTCCTCTTCGCCGGCGTCGACCGCCACGGTCGGATGATCGTCTACGACGAACTGACGCTCTCCGGTCGCACGGCGATCCCCGAATACGCGGCGGAGAAGATCGCCACCGTGCGCGAAGGCTGGGGCCTGCCGGAGGTCTCCAGGTACACGATCATCGACCCCGCCGCCCGCTCCCGCGACCTGGCCACCGGCGAGCGCGTCGGGGAGGCGTGGATCACCGCCGGCATCCCGGTCGTCTACGGCAAGAACGACGTCGAGGCCGGCGTGATGGAGATCGAGCGCCGACTGAACCACCTGATCGACGACGGCGAAGATGGACGCAAACCCTTCCCATTGATCCTGATCTCCTCCCGCTGCGTCGGCCTGATCAGGCAGCTGCGCAAGTACAGGAAGAAGCCGAAGGAGGACGGCTCCTTCGGGGTGGTCAAGAAGGACGACCACAAGCCCGACGCCCTGCGCTACATCTGCATGGAGCGTCGCGTGCCGGTCAGCCGCCGTCGCCGAGGTCGTCGCTCCCGCCAGCCGTCGTGGCGACCTGGTACCGCTCCACCGTTCAACCCCGCCGCCGAGCGGCCCCGCGGAGGAACCGTGATGGGCCGCTTCACCTGAAAGGAACGTTCGACGTGAAACCCACCCTGATCACCCTCCCGACCCACACCTCCAAGCCCCCGCACACCTGCATCGTCAGCGGGCGCCGGGACGGCGAGGTCGTCGACTTCGGCAAGGACTACGACGGCTTCGATCCCCACATCTACATCCGTCGCCAGGTGGTCGAAGCCGCGGGCGAGCTCTGCGGGATGGTCAAGGTCGCCGAGGTCGAGGAGCTGCGCGCCGAGCTCGAGGAGGCAAACGCCGAGGCCGGCCGGCTGCGGGCGATCGTCGCCGGGAAGGAAGACCTGTCCGCCGCCGAAGCCAGACTGCGGGCCGCACTCTCCAACGAGGAGGACCGATGAACGGCACCCTGCTGAAGTCCGAAAAACGCACCGACACCACCACCTCCGACGACGTCGTCACGCAGGTCGGCCAGCGCGGTGTCCTGCTGGTCCTCGACGTCACCGAGGCGCCTGAAGCCGCCGACACGCTGACGCTCGCGCTCGAGGGCAAGGACCCGGCCAGCGGCAGCTACGTCGAGCTGACCAAATTCGCCGCCGGCAAGAAAGGCGAAGAACTGAAAGAAGGCGGCGTCTCGGCCTTCGAGATCTACCCCGGCGCCTCCGACGCGGAGGAAGTCGGGAACCTCGACGTCCAGTCGGTCGGACTGCCGGCGCGCTGGCGCGTCAAGGTCACCCACTCCGGCGAAGGCGAATGGACCTACTCGGTGGGGGCCTCGCCGCTCTCATGACCTCGGCCGTCGTCCTGCTCGCGATCGCGCTCTTCCTCGCCGTCTCGCTCTGCCTGCGGCTGGAGCAGTCGATCCGTCGTGAGCGGATCCAGGCGACGGAACGCTTCGACCACCTCGCCGACGCCGCCCTGCACGACGGCGAACGCGCCGCGGAGGAGCGCAAGGAGCTCTACCAACGCATTCAGGCGCCGTCGATCGCCGTCGCTGAGGCCCATCGCGAGAGAGTAGGTGAGTACACCCCGCGCAGGCCCATAGGGGCCGATGACGACGCCGCCTTCGCCGCCCGTGACAAGAAGGCCGGCGAGGATGGCTGACACGCTCCAGGAGGCGCCGACGACGACGACGGTCCGGGGTCGCGAACCGATCCCCACCGACGTCGAACAGCGGCTGAAGCGCGGCCGTGACGGCCTCGACGAAGTCACCGCCCGTCGCCAACTCGGCATCCGCTTCGCCAACGGCGACCACTACTGCGAGCTGAATGACGACGGCACCAAACTGCGCGACATCTCGACCGCGACGGTCGCCGCCGGTGGCGAAAAGCCCGACCACCGGGTGCGCCGCAGCCACGACATCATCGCGCCGATGATCAAGCGGAAAATCTCCTCCGCCACGCAGCGCGAACCGGAATGGGAATCCACCGCGGCGACCAACGACATGTCCGAGTACGCGGCGGCGCGGATCGCCAAGCGCATCGCCCGCGCCGGCTACTCCACCTGGGGCTTCCCGACCGCCGAGGAGAAGGCCCTCTGGTTCGCGATGGTCACCGAGGAAGCTTTCGGCCGTGCCTGCTGGAACGCGAACGTGGGTCCCTACAAAGACCTCTCCGTCCATCCTCAGGCCGACTACGTCGACGAGGAAGGCAATCGCCCCTACGAGGGCCAGAATGACCCGGAGAACCCACGGTGGGTCGGCACGGGCGAGATCGAGATCATCGTCTACTCCGGCCTGGAGGTCTTCTGGGAGCCGGGCGTCGACTTCGAGAAGAGCCGCTGGTACGCCGTCGAGCACGCGCGCTCGATCGAGGAGCTCGAAGACGAACCGGGATTCATCGCGGTCGCCGGCGAGAAGCTCCGGGCCGACGCCTCGAGCGCGGCCACGGGACGGCTGACCAACCGGGAGAAGAAGGGCTCGAAGATGGCCCTGACCACCGAATACTTCGAGCGGCCGTGCCCGAAATACCCGAAGGGGCGCTGGGGTACCTACGCGGACGGTCGGAAAATCCTCCCCGACGAGGACTACCCGATGCGCGACGGCCAGGGAGAGATCGCCGACGTGCCGTGCCTGCGCCGGCTGATCTGGGACGTCGACGGCGCGAGCGACCGGGCCCGCGGCCTCGTGCAGCGGATCGTCGACGTCGTGCGCTCCTACGACCAGGCGATCAACAAGCAGGCCGAGTACTCCCAGATCGGACTCGTCGCGCAGGTCCTCGCCGCCGAGGGCGTCCTTCTGACCGATCCCACCGACGAGCCTGGCCTCGTGGTCGAGTATGACCGCACGCTGGCCAACGGCGAAAAGCCCGAATGGCGCGAAAACATCGACTTCCCCTCCGAGCTCTTCGAGATGGAAGAGCGCGCCGAACAGCGCTTCTCGAAGATCTCCCTCGACGAAGACGTGCCGGCCAATCTCTCCGCCGCCGCGGCGATCTCCCAGGTCACCGAACTGAACCGGATCGCCTGGCAGCGCTTCGTCGACGACTTCGACCGTTGGCGCTCGGACCTGATGTCCGATTCCCTCGTGATCGCCCAGCGCCGCTACGGCGCCGACCGGCTGATGAAGTTCCGCGGCCCCACCGGCTGGGAACCGGTCGGCGACTTCACCGGCGCCGACATCCGCAACCAGACCTCCCTCGCGGTCAAGCAGTCGGCGACCAACCTGCAGACCCGCTCGCAGATCGAACAGCGGATCATGCAGCTCGTGCAGACCTTCCCCGGCGTCTTCTCACCGGAGGTCGTGATCGAGGCGCTCAGCTCGGCGACGCCAGAGAAACTCGTCCAGGGCTTCGAAGACGACGTCGGTCGCGCCCACCGTGTGATCGAGCAGCTGAAAAGCGGCACCTTCTGGGAGCAGCCGATGCGCCCCGCGCTCCCCGGCGAGGAAGTGCTCGAGGAAGTCGGCGGCGACCCGACGCTGCCGCTCGGCGAACGCGGCGGCCGGCCGATGGTGCCGGGCTGGCTCCCACGTCCCTTCGATTCGCTGCCGATCCTCAAGGCGGCGATCGAGGAATGGATGAAAACCGAAGACTGGGACACGCAGCCCGCGCGCGTCAAGGACGCCTCGCTCTTCTACTACCAAAAGCTGATCGATCTCGAAACCGCCGCCAAGGCGCGCCAGGAACAGGTGCAGAGTGAAGTCGCCGAAGAACAGGGGATGCAGAACGCGGCCAAGGAAACGCCGGCGAAGCCGTCGCCCTCGCTGCCCGGCGGTGGACCGGCGCCCGGCGGCTCCCAACCCGGCGAAGAAGGCGCCCCCACGCCGCCCGGCGAATAGGACCATGAACTTACCCGGAACAAGGGGCCTCGGCCCCCTCCGACAAAAACGCGGACAAGCGCTCACGGGCGCCCCGCACACACCAAAGGAGCCACACCGATGATCGACAACGCGCCCTCGGACAGCCGTCCGAACAAGGCCGTTTCCGACACCCTCCCGATGCTCGACGAGATCCTTGAGATCGCGCCGATCTTCGAAGCCGACTGGGCCGCGCACCGCGCGACCATCGCTCCCGGAACCCCCGTCAACGACGGCGGTGAGGGCGAGCCAGGAGGCGAGGGAGAGCCCGGCGGAGAAGGTGAGCCGTCAGGTTCCGGCGAGGAGGACGATTTCCTCGGCTCCTTCGACCTGGACAAAGTCGACCCCGCGGCACGCCCGGCGGTGGAGGCCCTGCAGAGGGAGTGGCAGGGCAACTACACCAAACGCCGACAAGCGGACCGCGAGGAGCTGAACCAGGTCAGGCGTGAGTCCGAACAGCAGCAGGCCCTGATCGAGGGACTGCGCGACCCACAGACCATGCCCCACTACCTGCGGCTCATGGGGATCGACGTGACCGATCCGCAGACGCTCGAGCTCCTCGGGGTTCAGGGCGCCGGCGGCGGCGACGCGGCGATCGACGACGAGCTGCGGGCGCTCCTCGACGGTGGCGAGGAGGACGAGCTCGAGGCTCGCCTCGCCAAAGTCGAGGGAGAGCGGCAGACCGAACGACAGGAACGGGAAGCCGCGGAAGTCGAGCAGGCGCTCGACGACCTCGCCGACAATCAGTTGGAGGCGATCGAAGCGGCGTGGGGCAGGGAGCTCGACGACGACGAGGATGCGTTCATCCGCCACCGCGCGGAAGCGTCTCCGGGGCCCGACGGCCTCCCCGACTACGAGGGGGCTGCCGAGGTACTCAAAGGCTGGCTTGCCCGACGTGAGCAGGACTGGGCGAAACGGCGGTCGGAGCCGGGACGTGGGGCACCGGGTGGTAGGCCCGGCGGCAAGGCGCTCGACCCCAACAACGACGAGGACCGTCTCCAGATCGCCGCAGCCGCGGCCGAAAGGGCGATGGCCTCGCAAGAGACATAGGAGCGCTCGATGCAGAACGCAACCGCCTTCCTGGCGGCGATGAAAGAGACGTGGCTCGCCGACTCGATCGAAAACTCGGTCTTCGTCGGCAGCCCGCTGCTCGATCAATTCGCGAAAATCACGCCGACCGGCGAACAGGGCGACAAAGTCCTGGTCGCGGTCCGCACCGGTCTGTCCGGCGGCTTCTCGGCGGTTCCTCGTGACGGTTCCTCGGAACTGAACGAAGGCACCAACGTGGTCACCAAGCAGGCCACCTACAACTACAGCCACAACTGGTTCGACGTCATCATCGAGTCGGCCGTGATCGACGAATCGGCATCGTCCGCCCTGGCGGTCGCCCGCGCCGTCGACACGGAGCGCCAGGGCGCCGTCGACGGCATCAAGCGGCAGCTGCAGCGGGGCCTGTTCTCGGACGGGTCCGGCATCATCTGCTCGCTCGCCGACAGTGAAGGTGCGAAAAACACCCTCACCGTCTCCGGCGACGGGGCGAACGCGCTGAAGCGCGGTCACCTCTACCCGGGGCTAAAGATCGACATCGGCACCAAAGCGGCGGAGGACACCAAAGGGGAAGGCCGCGAAATCACGGCCGTCTCCGTCGCCAACGGGACGATCACCGTCTCGGGCGCCGCGATCGACACCGAAGAAGCGGGCAAATTCTTCGTGTCCATCGCCAACGCCCGTAACGGCGAAGAATCCTTCGAGATCGACGGCCTCCTGGCCATGCTCTCCGACACGGTGGAATACGGAGACATCGATCCCGAAGAAGTGCCGACCTGGAGCGCCTACGTCGACGACACCGCGCAGGACGTCTCGACGGCGCTGGTCTACGAGCTCGAAGACGAAGTCTTCCAGAGCTCGGGCGAGGAGACCGATTGGTGCATCGGCTCCGCGAAGCAGATCCGCATCCTGAGCGAACAGCTCCAGGCGCAGGTCCGCTTCAACGCCGGCGACGCCTACAACACCGGCAAGCGGAACGGGCTCACCACCCCGCAGGGCACGCCGATCGAGCGTCACTTCGACTGCCCCGATCGAGCCCTGTTCATGCTGCGCAAAAAAGACCTCGGGTCGGTGCGCAGCAAGCAGGGGCCGCAGTGGGCCTCGCCGGAAATGATCCGCCACCAGGAGGGGACCACCCGGTTCCGGGGCGACTTGTTCTGGCGGATCAACACCGCCCTCCTGCGCCGCAACACCCACGGGGTCGCGACGCAGCTCAACTAGTCGCGCAGAGGGGGACGCCGAGACACCGTCTCGACGTCCCCCTCGCCCTGTACACCCTCTTTCGACACGTCCACCGACGAGAGGAGCACCGATGTTCATCCTCAACGCCCTGCTGGCCCTCCTGGCCCTCACCTTCTCCCGTGTGCAGGCACCGCGCGTGCCCGGCGCCGAGAAGCGCACCGTCACCCGCGTCACCTTCGACAACTCCTCGGCCGAAGGCGGCGAGGTCGTCACGCCGGCCGATCTCGGCCTCGAGCGCGTCGTCTTCGCACAGGCCGAAGTCGTCCACGGCACCGAATCCGCCGAACTTCAGGTGACCAACGCCGACTACGACATCGCCACCGAAAAGCTGAAGCTGATCGACGCCGGCACCGGCAAAGAACTGGCGAAGGAAAAAGACGCCTCCAAGGTCGTCGTCCAGGTCGTCGCCTGGGGGAGCTGAGCGCGACATGAGGACGCCGGCGGGGCTCGAGGTACCGATCAGCCGTGAGGAGCGCATGCGCGCGATCGACGCGCGACGGGCGAAGATGGAGTCGACCGACAACTCGCTCGGTGCGCCCCTCGAGCGCGAGCTCCGGCAGATCGACGATCGCCTACGGGTGGTCTACGTCGAGCCCCGCGCCGGCGAACTGCATCCGCGTGAGCGCGGCCCCGGCCTGATCCCGGCTCGCTGGCACATCAAGCTGCTGACGCGACCCCTGAACGCCTACTTCCCGATCGCCGGGCCCGACTGGGAGTACCGGGACCCCGAGCTGGCCGTGGCGGAGGAGATGAAGGCACGCGATCTCTGGCGTCGTGGCGCGCTCGAGGACATCCGCAAGAGGGAAGAAGCCCAGGAGCGCCAGAGGCTGCGAGACGAGCTCCTACAGCGCGAACAGCACCGTGACGAAACGGCGCTGGCCTACCGGGCCGCCAAGCGCGTCAACGGAGACGGCGGCGAGCACCGCCGCACCGACCGCGGCCACGCGCCCCACATCCCCTACGCCGGCGGCGTCAGCTTCCCGAAGACGTCCGACGCCGGCCTTCTGCTGCCCGCGGGGGTCCGATGAACCGCAAAACCATCCGCGAAGAGCTGGTCGCCCTCGGCGCCGAAAACATCGCCAACGAAACCGGCGGCGAAGAGCGGCTCGACCGTTGGATCCAGAACGCGATCCGAGAGATCTGCGACTTCAAACCGTGGCCCTTCCTCTTCGACGAAAAAGAAGGCGCGATGCCGCTGACGATCGCCGACCTCGGCCACGTCGTCGGGGTGTCGGACGTCGACGCGCGCAACCCGCTCGAATTTGCGACGCTCAACCAGCTCCTCCTCGGTGACCCCGATCTCGACGGCAGCGGCGCCGCCGAATACTGGTACACCGAGGACGGCCACACGATTAAGGTCTACCCGGCGAGCGGCAACACCTTCAACGTCCGCTACCGCAAGACGCCGGCGGTCCTCACCGACGAAGAAGAACCGATCATCCCGGCCGACTACCAGGAGTTGATCATCACCCGGGCGCGGGTGGAGATCTACAAGGCCACCGACAACTTCGAGGCCGCGGCCGAAGTGCTGAAGGACTACGAACGGGTCCTCGACCGGATGGTGCACGCGCTGATGAAACCCAACTACGACAAGGATCGCCGGTTCACTCGCTCGGGGCGCGCCGGGGATTATCTCTAGATGGCGCAGCGGGATCTCGAGCCGGGCTTCACCGTCGACCGCCACGGCGGCCTGCAGCTGAACGAGCCCGACGCCCAGGTGGGCCCGGAATACGCGATCGACCTGCTCGACGTCGACTGGGATGCGCAGGGCGTCCTCGGCTCGCGGATGGGGACCGAAAAAGTCGCCAGCCCGGAAACCTCCTACGACACGATCTACGGCGCCGCCGTCGACTTCGACCCCCGGGGTGAGGAATACGCGCTCCTCGCCCGGCGTGAAAACACACTCGTGGTGATCGACGAAGAAGGTGTCGAGGGTGCCTCGCTGGAAGTCGGCGGCAACGGCCTCAGCTTCGCCCAGATCGGCCTCGGCGTGCTGCGCCCGGTCACCTACATCGCCTCGCTCGAACACCAGGTGAGGAAATTCGCCGACGGCAAATTCTCCGAACCGACCGCGACCGTCGACGGTGAAGCCGGTAAGGCGATGCCGGAAACCGGCCTTCTCACCACCTGGCCGGATGGCGGCAACCGCCTGGTCTTCGTCGGCACGGGGCTCTCCGGCGGCCCGGGTGGCGCGGACAGCTCGCCGAACACGATCTGGTTCTCCGAACCGGGCCAGCCGGAGAGCTTCGAATCGACGGCCTTCGTCGAGCTCGATCCCGGCGACGGCGAGCAGATCGTCGACTGCGCCAGCTGGGGGCGGCAGGTATTCATCCTGAAGGAACGACACCTGATCGTCTTCTACGGGATCTCCGACGACGAAGAAGGCAAGCCGATATTCAACTTCCGCACGATCGACCTCGGCACGCGGGTCCGCGGCGGCTGCGCGGTCGGTAGGGAGGGTGTCTACTTCCTCGCCGAAGACGGTGTGTGGGTGACCACGGGCGGCAGGCCGGCGCTGGTCAGCGACATGATGAACCTCTCCCAGTTCCGTCGCGACGGGCGCAGCACCCTCGGCGGCCTTCCCTTCCCGTCCTGGAACATCGCCAAGGGGATCGTCTACCTCGACGAATGCGTCTACGTCGGCCTTCTGGAAGAAGAAGGTGCCGGCCCGGCAATCGATCGGCTGATCAAGATCGACCTCGAAACCGGCCGCACGACCCTCTGGAAGACGAACATCCTCGACTTCATCGTCTGGTCGCCGACCTGGGCCGGCGTGCCGCGGCTCGTCTTCTCCGGCGGCGGTGAAAAGAAGGGCGTCTACCTCTTCACCCCAGAGACGAACGAAGACGTCGTCGTGGAAATGGACCCCTACTGGTGCTCGGGTCGCTACGACCTCTCCGACCCCGACGAAAAGACGCTGACGATCACGAAGATCTGGGGCAGCGGCGACGTCGACGTGTCGACCGCAGAGGACTACGGCGCCTACGGTGCGACGAAGACCTTCTCCCTCGGAGAAGGTGACGCGATCGCACAGCGCCAACTCCAGCGCGGCCAGACGGCGACGCTGCTCTCCCACAAGCTCTCCGGCGCGGCGCCGTGGTCGGTGCAGCGGGTCACCCGCTACCTGCAGTCGAGCCGCGTCTCGGCGACGGAGAAGGCCGCATGACGAAGCCACTCCCGCAGCGCAACGTCGAGGCGACCGTCGGGGGGCACACGCCGCCGCAGCTCACGAAGGTCGAGCGCCGCGAACTGATGGCCGTGGAGGACCCGAAGCTGCGTTCTCTACTCGGTGCGCTCCTGACATCCTCGCGGGCCTCTCAGGAAAACTTCGAGACGCTCGAGCAGTGGTTTCCCGTGCAGTCCTCCGACTTCAACGGCATCACAGGCCTTCCTTTCCGGGAAGTCGTGTGGTGCGAAGTGAACGGCGCGGAAGGGGAAATCGAACGCGGAGGCGCCGGGATGGTCGTCCAGCGGCTCTCCAAAGGCGTCTATCGCGTACTGGTCGAAGAAGGTGTCACCTTCAGCACCCCGAGCGACTTCGTCACCGTCGTCCCGCGTACCGGTACACACGAATCGGCGCTTCAAGCTGTTGCCGCCGACGCCGAGCCGGTCACGGTGGAAGGCATCGGAAGCGGCTGGGAAATCCGACTCTTTCGAAATGTTGCCGAAAGCGACCCGATCGACAGCCACTTTTACCTGTTGGGCGGCAACTTCGTCGACTCCGCCGGGAATACGATCGTCGGCCCTCGGGGTCCTGCAGGACCGACCCACAAGTCCCTCTGGCATGGCACAGGCGCACCCCCCGCGGAACTTGGTGAGGTGGACGACTTCTACGTCGACACCGAAAATTTCCTCTTTTACGGACCGAAGACCGAAGCCGGATGGGGCGAAGGATCCTCGCTCGTCGGACCTGCGGGCGCCGACGGCGCAGACGGTGAACCGGGTGCCGCGGGCGAACCAGGCAAAGACGGGGAACAGGGAGAACCCGGCGAAGTGGGACTCTCCTGGCATGGCGCCTGGGAAAAAGCAACGAAATACAAAGTCCGTGATGCAGTGAGCCACAACGGTTCCTCCTATATCGCCACGGGGACCAACGAAGGCCAGGAACCTCATAGCTGATGAAACATCTTTTTTGGGCAGACGGATCAGCTCGCAAGATCGGCCGGGCGAACATCGACGGCACGGAACCGAACGGTTCGTTCATCTCGGAATTGAGCGACGAACCGCGCGATGTTGCTAGTGACGGCACATATGTCTATTGGACCAATCATGGAGGTGCAATCGGAAGGGCCAAGGTAGACGGGACGGAAATCAAAGGTGAATGGCTCACGGAAGCGCAAGTGGGTAAAAAACCCTTTGGGATTGCATTGACCCCGACTCATATCTACTGGACGAGAGAAGGGGGCGACCTCGGCCGGGCGAACATCGACGGCACGGAACCGAACTCCAGCTTCATCGCCGCGAGCACTAGCTCCAGCCTCTGTGTGGATGAAACATTTGTCTACTGGGCCGACTACAACAACAACAAGATCGGTCGAGCAAAACTCGACGGGACGGAAATTGAATCAGAATGGCTCACCGCAAATCGTGTGATAGGTCTGCAGGTGGATCTCGACTTCATCTATTTCTGTCAGTCAGAAGCTCACAAGATCGGCCGGGCGAACATCGACGGCACGGAACCGAATGCGAATTTCATCACCGCCCCGACCGCCTTCGGGATGGGGATCGATGAAGAATTCCTCTATCTCGGCTTGGGTACAAATATCGGGCGCGTGTCGAAGGCCGGTGGTGCAGTCTCCGAAAAATGGCTCGAAACCCCAACCAACGCATGGGGTGTCCAGGTTGAATCGGAACCGGAACCGGAACCGGAACCGGAACCGGAAGGAGACTGGGATATCCTGGCGCAGGGCTTCAACAACACAGGCGACTGGGACAGCGGCACGACATATCACCCTTATGATGTCGTCAGGCTGCGGGGATCTTCCTACGTTTGCCTGAAAGGACACACCGGCAAAGAACCGCCCTCCACCGAATACTGGGACGTCCTTGCCTTGGGAGGCAGCGGAGGTTCTTTTTTCTATCTGCTCGAAAAAAGCATTGGGTTGAAAGAACCGCAAGCCACGAAAAGGGTGGTGTTCGACAACAACACCCCCGGCTCGATCACAAAGGTGTATATCAGCACCACGGATCTCGACGGTGCCCCCACAGGCACGATGCTCAGGGGCCTCACCGAAGGACGCTTTCTCTACTTCCGAAATCCCGAGCTTCCCTCGAAGGTAATCGTGTTGAAGGTCATGGAAGTGACCGAAAAGTCCGAATTCGTCGAAATCGCGGTCGAATTCGAGGAGGAAAGCTGGGGCGCGATCACCGGTGAATCCGAAATCAGTCTGACGATCATCTAGGAGAAAGGCAACGCGAATGAGCACACCTGCAAGAAGGGCCCGCGGTCGCGGGAAACGAGGAGGGCTTCCCACGGGCACCCCCGGAACCGGTGCACCCAGGAACGTCCTTCCTCCCGGTGTAGCCGCCTCTAATGCACCGTCATCTCCGCGGATTGGTCGCGGCTCGGGTGTGCGGCTCGGCGAACAGGCACTTGTCGGACCCGGTGGACGTCAGCTCCAGGCGCGCGTGCAGTCGGGCGCGATCACCTCGGCACAGGCCAAACGGACCATGCAGCAGCGCCAGACGCTGGCCAAGGCTCTCGGGCCGAACTGGCGCGACAAACTGCAGGTCGGGGGCCAGTCCTTCGCCCAGGTGAACAAGCAGCTGAAGGCCAATCCCGGCGACGCGAAGCTCGCCGCAATCCGCAAGAAGCTGCTCGAAAACCGCACCAACGTCCTCACCGCGGCGCGCACCAAGAACAAGGGCGCCGGAACGGAAGGCGAATAGACGATGGCGCGCGGCCGCTACATGAACGCGACCCGACGTCGGGGTCGTCGACGCAACGCCGCACCGCGGGGCCGCGCGCCGCTGCCCTACGACGCCCAGGCGCAGTACGAATCGGCCAAGCTCGGCAACGAAGCCGGGGACACCCGGGCGTCCCTCGCCAGCAACTACGCGAAGGCACAGAGCGATCTGGGCTTCGGCCTCGGCGCCGACAATCCCTACAGCTCGGAGGCCGAAAACCGCCGGCGCCTCGCCGCGGACCAACGGGGCATCCTGAACACCGCCGGCAACCAGCTCTACTCGGGGGCGACGGCGAACGCGCGCTCCCAGGCGGCGTCGCGCTACGACCAGCGCGAGAAAGCGATCCAGGAGAAGATCGGCGAAGCGGCGAACGCCTACAACGCCGGCACCGCCCAGGTCGGCCGCGAAGAACAGACGGGCCGGCTCGGGATCGGGGCCGGTGCGATCGAACGCAAGGCGGCGACCGCACCGCAGCCGCTGGCCGTCTCGCCTCGTCGTCGACGCGCGACGAGAACGGGGGCACGAAGAGCACGAGGAAGGGGGCGACTCTAGATGGCCAAGAACCGAGGACGGGGACGGCGCGGTCGAGGACGACTCGGCGGCGGTCAGGGCCCCGGCGACCGCATCCGCCGGGCGGCGAACGCCGAAGCCGGCGCCGAATTCAATCCGCAGATCCGCGCGGGCCGCGAGGAAATCAAGGGCAGCCGCCGGCGCCAGGGCGATCTCGGCTCCTGGTACGCGCAGCTCGCCGCCGACTACGGGAAGGCCCAGAAGACCGGTGCGGCGGCGCTGCAGTCGGTCGAGGACACGACGTCGCAGCAGCTCGCCGAAGCCGGCGACCAGAGTGCCGCCGAGCAGGCGTCGCTGTCGGCCGAAGACGCGAAGCTCGCCGGCATCACCCACACCCCCACTGACACCGCGGGCCTCGCGAAGATCGCCCAGGCGGGGACCGCGGCGCAGCGCGCCCAGGTCGCCCTGGCGATGCCCACCGCGGCGACGCAGGCCAACTTCGTCGCCAGCCTCGGCTCCGACAAGGCCGCGGCGCGCCTGCAGGGGATCTCCTCACGACAGGAAGAGGCGGCGCGGCGCTCGAAACTGCGCTCCGACGTCGCCGCCCTCGGTCGCGAAAAGCGTGCCGCGGCCACGGCTGACGCGACGAAGCTGCGGGAATCGGAACGCAACTACGCGATCGAACAGGCCAAGCTGCTGTTGGCCCAGCGGGAAGCGAACACGCAGGCGCAGTCGGCGAAGGCCGCGCTGGCGCAGGACGCGATCGCCAATCGTCAGGCCCAGGAACGGATCGGGATCGAGCGCTCCAACGCGGCGATCTCGGCCAAGAATGCGCGGACCTCCGCACGCTCACAGCGGGCGACGGCGAACCACTATCGCTACGAGAACAAAGGCGGCCTCAGCGCCTCCGAACGCCGCACCCAGGGCGAACACCTGCGCAACGCCTCGGTCGAAGCGGCGAACCTCTACAAGGCGGCCAAGAAACCGCCGAAGAGCGCGGCCGACTGGGCGGCGTTCTCCCACCTCGTCGCCGAACAGTCGGAAATCAGCCCGACCGACGCGGCGAAGGCCGTGGCGAAGCTACGTGCGGCCCTCAGGGCGGCGGGGAGGCGCGGTTACGACAAGAGGGTCCGCAGGGGAGAAGTCGCCGGCCCCCCGACGCCGAGATAGGGCCGCATGTTCGGGCCCGGCGAATACAAGCCCCACACCTCCGCACCGAGGAAGCCCAGGCGCGCCGGTCGCGGACGCGTCGCGGCCCCCTCGAGCACCCCGAGGCCGAAGGCCGCGAAACCGCCGGTGCCCACCAAGGCGTCGCGTTCAGCTGCCAGGCGCACGAGAAGGAAAGTGGCCGCTGCGGCGAAGGCCGTCACCGCCGCCCACGCGTCCCGGCCGGTCGAGACACTTGCACGCGCCGAAGCGAGGATCGCCCGCACCACCGATCGCCGCGAGAAAGCCCGTCTCCGCACCGCGACGAAACGGCTACGGCATGCGCTGGCCAGCCAGGCGACCTTCGAGGCCTCGCTGCCGACGCCGGAAGGCTCGGCGCTCAAATCCCATATGCCCGAGAAAGCCCTGCGGACCGTCGCGCCGCGTGCCTACAGGAAAGCTCTCAGGGAGGCCTCTGCGGGCGGTCACGGCACTTCTCGCGGCCTCGGGGAACCGGAAGACCTGACCACCGCGATAACCCTCGCGGCGCCCGGAGGCGGCTTCGTGGGGGCCCTGGGCAAGCGCGCGGCGGAGGTCGGCGGCAAGGAGGTTGCCGAGCAGCTCGGCGAGTACGTCGGCGGCAAGCTCGAGTCGGCGGCCGGGAAGACCTCGCTGAAGGCGGTCCGCGCGGGCTCCGGTGTCAAGGCCGGCGGTCGGTTGGCCGGAAACGTCGCGCGTCGACTGGCAGGCAAAGAGACGGTGAAGGCCGGCGAGTCGGCGGCGCGCAAGGCGGCCGAGGAGACGATCAAACGCGGGGAGTCGCGGGCGGCCGCCGCCGTGGTGCCCGGACTGAAGGCCGGGAAGGTCGCGGTGATCCAGGGAATCCCCGCCGCCCGCGGCCACGAGCAGGCGATCGTCCACAACCCGAAGGGCGTCGCGAAGACCACCGCCCGGGCGATCCCCGGCCTCGTCACCGTCCCGGTCGCGACGGCGATCAAAGCCGGTATCTCGACCGGGCGTGCCGCCTCGGAGGCCGCCCACGAGCTTCACATCCCCGGGGCCCGCGGTTACTCCGGCAAGGAGATCCTTGCGCCGGTCGAGCACATCCCCGCCGAACAGCTGGCCTTCGCCAAGCAGGTCGCGAAGGTCGTCACCTCCTCGGACTCCAAGATGGTGCAGAAGGAAGTCGAAGACAACCTCGGCCTCCTGCTGCCGATCACCGCCGCGCTCGGGACCGAGGCGATCTCCTCGAAGTTGGGACGCGGGAAGATAATCGAGGGTGTCCGCAGGATCGCCGAGCAGGCGCGCTCGAGGGTCGGCAAACAGCATGGTCACCGCGGCACCAGGGCGCCTCGCGTCCTCGAGCGCACGGGCCAGCGCAAAGAAGCCGCGCTGGCCGTCTCCAAGGGACGTCACCGCCTCCAGGTGGAGCTCCAGGACCGCCAGCGCGGGATGCTGAAGGCCGCCCGTGGGGCGACGCGGAAGGAGCTCGTGCGAAAGGGGGTCGCCAAGGGCGCGCTCGGTGGACGCCTCGACCTGAACATCCGCGATGCCGACGTCGCCTCCTTCCTGCAGCGCCACCCGACCAGGATGGACGACCCGGCGGCGATGCTGGCCGAGGTCCGCCGTATCGGGAAACAGTTGAAGGATCTGCCCAAGGGCGTCGAGCTCGATCCCCGCCAGCTCTACACCCGCGACGTCATCGACCACATCGAGAAGCACCCTGACGTCCTCCACAGCGCCGCGGTGCGGAAGGTAGTCGAGGAATATCGCGCGCAGGGCAAACGGGCCCGCGAGACGCCTGGCATCTCCCCCGAGCACTCCGAGCGCGCCCGCTTCCTGCCGGCGGCGACCACCCGCGGCATCCCATATCCGGAGGAGACGTTCCCGCGCTCCGTCCGCGACATCGTCCGCGCCGAGCCCCGTCGTGGCCACCTGGCAAAAGACGTGCTGCGGAGGGAGTCGCGTCGCGATCGCTCCAGGAGCCGCGCCCTTCGCAGGAAGGCGGCCACGGTCGAGAAGAAGGCCGCGATCATGCGTCGCGAGCTCGCGGTCCGGGAGAAGCTCAACAAGACCCACCTCGAGCAGCCGCTGGCGCCCTGGCAGGAGAAGGAGCTCCGCACTCTGAAGGAGCTCGAACGTCGCGGCGAGATCCCGAAGGGGTCGGCGCCCGTGGGTGGTCATCTGAAGCTGGCGGGGAAGGGACGTCGACCGCGGACGACGCTGCCGAAGCTCCACGAGCGACTCCGTGAGCGCATCGACCGTCTCGACGCCGCCGTGGTCGACCTGAAGGAAAGGGCGGCGGCCGCGGAGGAGATGGCGACGCGCAAGCACAAGGCCTCCTCGGAGGTCGACCCGACGTTGAACGAGGAGTTCGCCGCCCGCGTGAAAGCCCGTCTCCGCGCCGAGGGGATTCCGGAGTCCCAGTTCCCGGAGTACCAGTACGCGGGTCCCGGGCGCGTCCACGGCGCGCCGGTGTACGGGTCCTCGGGATCGAAGCTGACCGAGTTCCCGGGCAAGTCGAAGAAACGCTCCGGCTTCGCCGAGGAACACGGGATGGTCGAGGAGGGTCTGCGTCCGCTGATCCGCGAGTCGATCGCGCGGCCGGTCGCCAGGCGCGAGAGCTACAAGGCCGCGCGCCAGGTGATCGAGGCCAACCGCTTCGAGCCCGGCGGTCACGTCGAGTGGAACGCCCACGACGCCGACGCGCTCTTCTCGGGGCCAGACCCGGTGCTCTCCTCAAAGCAGTGGATGAAGGTCCCGCGGCAGTTCTACAAGCGGATCTACGACGTGCTCGAAGGGCGACAGAAGTCGATCGACAAAGAGGACTTCGAGCTCGTCGGTCAGCTCGAGCAGCTGCGAAAGCAGCCGGTCAAGGGCTCCCACTACATGATCGTCCGCAAGGCCGCGATGGACGAGCTCGTCTCCCAGCTCGCCGGTTCCCTCGTCGCCCCGAAGATCGCCAAGGTCAACCGGGCGACGTCGTTCCTGATCCTCGGTACCTCTCCGGCGTGGGCGGCGATGCAGGTCGTCGCCGAGTATGGCCAGGCCGGCGTGGCGCAGTCGAAACTGCTGAACCCGAAATTCGTCCGCCGGGCGCTCCGCGCCTACAAGGACATGTCGCCGGAGAAACGGCAGGCCTTCGATTCGTGGGTCGGCGTCACGACGCGGTCGATCGAGCGCCCCGAGGATCTGAAGCTCGAGCTGAAAGCCGGCGACATGGACGCCGCCAGGGACGCCTACACGACCCTCGACCGCACCCCCTACGGTCGCTTCCTCAAGAGCATCCCGACCGCGATCACCCACCTCGACAAGTGGAAGGGTGGTCGCATCCGGGCCCTCGCGACGATCGCGAAGATCGACAAGGACCTGAACGGGAAGGCCAACCGCTTCGTCTACGGGATCGGTGGCCTCGACCGCGAGATGGGTCACGCGCTCGAGCAGATGCGGGGCAAGTCGCTGAAGGAGCAGACCGAGTGGGTCGCCGACCACCCGAAATGGGCGGCGCACTACCAGGCCTACCTCGACGACGTGCTCGGCAACTGGTCGGCGCTGACGAAGAACGAGCGCGTCGCCTCGCAGGTGATGATCTTCTACCCGTTCATGCGCATGTCGCTGCGCTGGACCTTCTACGCCTTCCCGAAGCGCCACCCGATCAAGGCGGCGATGCTCTACTGGCTCGGTCAGCAGAACGCCCAGGAGGTCCACAAACTCCTCCACGGCGACCCGAGCTACTTCACGCAGTGGGCGATGGTCCCCGTCGACGTCGGGCACGGCAAGAAGGAACTCCTCGACCTCTCCCGGATAGCGCCCGGCTCCAACGCGCTCGTGGAAGCCCTGGGAGGCTCTATCGAAGGTCCGAAGGGCACCGTGACCGTGAGGCTCGCCCAGCCTGTCCTGGCGGCCCTGGGGACGGCCGTGTACGGCGTCAATCCCCTTACCGGCAAACAGGAACCACATTCGGGCTGGAACGCGCTGGCGCAGCTCACGTCGCTCTCGGCGCCGTCGCGGATCGCCGGCGAAGCCGCCATCCCCGCCGGCCGCAAGAAATCGAAGACGCTCGGGCAGCTGCCGGTGATCGGGTCGCTCTCCACCGAGCGCCAGGACGCGCTCTCGAAGCTCTCGGCCAAGCTCCGCGAAACCGGCACGACGAAGAAATACGTCCGTACCTTCGGGTTGCCGCCGCTGCCCAAATCGGTGGCCAAGGAACGTGACTCCGCGCTTCTCGGTCGCGCGCTGAAGGTGATGTCACATACCGACCCCGACGCGCAGGGGGAACTGATCTCCGACTACGCGAACCGGATGGTCGACGCGGTCGAAGAAGGCCACCGCGGCAAGGTGGCCGGCCTCAAGCGCGAACGCGACAAGGAGCTGGCCCGGCTGAAGGCCGAATACGAAGAATCGAATGACGTCCTCGACAACCTCTTCGAGCGCTGGGGCATCCCCTACAAGAAGGAAAACGCCCGCTTCCTGAAGTTCTACGACGAAGGCAAGTATCCAAGTACGAACTCCGGCCCGGGGGCGCGCTTCGGCCTCCCCTCCGACAGCGGCAAGGAACTGCGCGAACGGTTCGGCCTCCCCGCGAGCTCGGGCACGGAGCTGAAGGAAAGGTTCGGGATCGAATGAGCGACGGGATCGAAGAGCTCGAGCGGATCAATCGCGAGGAGATCGACGGCGTGCGGAAGCGCCTGCACGACGTCGCCTCGGTGCAGGCCGCCCACACCGCCCTGATCGAAACGGTGGGCGAGCAGGTGAAGGCGATGCGCGAGGAAAATATCCGCGACCACTCCTCGGTCGTCGCCGAGGTCCGCGGCATGCGCGCCGAGAACGCCGCCCAGTTCGACGCGGTGACCGCCCGGCTCGACCTGAAGGCCGACCAGGTGCGCGTCTCCAACCACGCCGACCGGATCGACTCGCTCGAGGGGACCCGGGATCGCCAGCGCGGCGTCCTCTGGGCCGGCGTCGTCGTCAACGCCGTGATGCTGCTGGCCCTCGGCATCCTCACCCTCCTCGCCACCACCGGCGCCTTCGGCTGACGTCCGACGTCGGCGCGAGCCTTTCCGCCGTCCCAAATCGACCGAAGGAGATCCATGACCCCCGAGGAATACCGCGCCCGCGTGACCGCGGCCAAGGTGAAGGTGAGGCACTTCACCAAGGTGCGCAACGCCTGGCGCAAGATCGTCACCCACCGCACCCTGCAGCTGAAGGAAGCGCTGGAACGCCGCAAGAAGAAGGGCAAGCCGCACCGGAGCGCCCGCAACGTGATCTCGGGCGGCACGCCGGCACAGAGGCTCACCTACGCGATGCAGATCGCCCACAAGATCTTCCGCGCCGAATACAGCGAGGCCGGTACCTGGACCAAGGGCTTCGGGCTCACCAACGTCCCCGGCGGCCACGGCTTCCGCACCGACTGCTCCTGGTGGGTGACGATGCTGCGCTACGCCTGTCGTCTCGAGGGCCCGAGCCTCGAGGGCGGCTACACCGGCACGATCCTCACCGAGGGTAAGGCGGTCGACCGGAAGTTCGCCGAAAACCACCCCGGCGTCTGCGTCGTCTTCGGTTCCGGCACCGGCTTCCACGTCGCCCTCAGCAAAGGCAACGGCACCCCCGAAACCTACGGCCACGGCGTCCCGGAGATCGACATCTCGACTTTCGACGCCTTCGGCCCCGGCACGGAAGTCCGCTTCCGGGCCTTCCCCGACAAGGAGATCAAGGCATGAAAAAGATCATCGGCATCGTCGGCGACTGGCTGCAGTCGACCTTCCCACCCAACCGCGTCGCGATCCTGCTGGCCGGCACCATCACCGCCGTCTCGGCGACGATCGCGGCGTGGGTCGGCGCCCACTTCCCGGGCCTCCACCTGGGGACCGCGGAAGTCGCGGGAGTACTCGGCGGCGCGATCGTCATCACCGTGCGACTCCTCGACCGCTGGTTCGACCGCTGGCAGGAGGGTGAGCCCATCCATGCCGGCGACGACCTCGAGTCGGCGCTCCAGGACCTGGCCGACTCGCCCGACGTGAAGGCGTTCTTCGAGGCCCACGGGACGCTGGGGGGGATCGCCCACGAGCTCGAGGAGCTGCGGGCGAAGGTCGAGGCCGGCGGCCTGAACAACACCGAGATCTCCAACGGGATCGCCGCGGTCAACGACGTCATCTCGCAGTTCTTCCACGAGCACCCGATCGACGCCGGGTGACGCGGGCGTCGTTCATCGTCAAGGGCCACCCGGCACCGAAGGGCTCACGAAAGTTCCTCGGGGCGGGTGGTGCCTCGAAGGAGTCGAGCGACCGCTGTAAGCCGTGGGTGGAAGCGATCGTCTTCGCCGCCCGCGGTCAGCGGCCGGGAGGCAGGACGCTCGAGCCGCCCTACAGGATCGGCCTCGGCTTCTGGATGCCCCGACCGGAGGGCCCCAAATACGGCTGGCCCTCGAGCGACGGAGATCTCGACAAGCTTGCGCGTGCGGTTCTCGACGGCCTCGTGCAGGGCGACCTGATCCTCGACGATCGCCACGTTGTGCAACTCGACACCTCGAAGGCCTTCGCCGAGCCCGGCAGGTCGACGGGCGTCTCGATCGTGATCCTCTAGACTCTCCACCGGGATCTCCCTTCGGAGGTCTGCACATGCCGCATTGAAAGCCCCTCGACCCATCGGCGGTCGGGGGGCTGTTCATCGTCTCGGGCGTCCGGTGCGACTTCTAGGTTGGCGCCGATGGAGGAGACGTCGCAGCTGCAGGGCTGGCGCATCTGCGAGTGGTGCCGTGAACCGAAGATCCCGCCCGGTGCCCGCGTCGATCGCACGACCTGCTCGAAGAAGTGCCGACAGGCCAAGCAGCGCTTCAACAAGCACATCCGTCGCGGGGATCCCAGCGACGAGTCGATGCACTTCGCCTTCGCCGACCCTCCCTACCCGGGGCTCTCGCGTCGCTACTACGGCGACCATCGCGACTTCGCCGGTGAGGTCGACCACGCAGAGCTCGTGTCGCGGCTCACCACGGGCCCCTACGACGGCTGGGCGCTATGCACCTCGGCAGAGGCCCTACGCGACGTCTGGGCGCTGACGCCGCACGGTACGCGCCTCTGCATCTACAACAACGGGCCGAGGCGTGTACGCAGCTTCACCGCGCTCCACGCCTACGAGGCGGTCCTGGTCTGGGGCGGCCGCGCGCGACCGAAACCCGTCGTCGAGGACCTCTGCGACGTTCTCTCCTGGGGCGGCCGTCAGCCTTCGCACCCGGGCGCGGTGATCGGGATGAAGCCGGCGATCTTCTGCAACTGGGTCTTCGAACTGCTGGGCGCGTCGCGGGACGATCGTCTCGACGACCTCTTCCCCGGGTCCGGCGCGGTGACGCGGGCCTGGGAGCTCTACACGTCGCGGCCACCAGGCGACTAGGCCGCTCTTTGCGTGCTCGAGCCGCCCGCGACGGTTCGGCGCAGATCGTCTCGGGTAAGGTGCCTCCCTGACATCGGGGGATAGCTCACAGCCCATGTCCTCTTGGGTCGCCAGCTGGGACCACGCAGAGAGGACGTCAGGAAAAGAGCCGCGGCTCTCAACCGCGAGACGCAGGGGTGGCAGCCTGCTCCCCCGTCCAATAACCCCCCAATCCGAAGGGAGCGGCATGGAAATCAAGGTCATCCCGTCGACCAACGGCGCGAAGGTGGAGCTGTCCAAATCCGACGACGACGAGGTGCGCCAGATCGAGGTCCCCGCGGGCAGCGAGCTCACCCTCAAGGCCTCCGACGACATGACGATCGAAGTCGGGGACGTCGTCGCCGAGGCGCCCACCGGCGAACCGTCGACCGACGACGGCGTGAAGGGCGAGAACAACGAGGAGGCCGACAAGGGCGACGCCCCGATCGAAGCGACGGGCGGCGCCGGGATCGCGGGCGAGTTTCCGGAGGGCCTCGCGATCGGTCGCGTCGTCTGGTATCGGTCGCGGACCGGCGCCTACGACCTCCCGGCGATCGTCAGCGCCACGACGAGGTCACTCGATCCCACCGGCGTAGAGCTCGGTCACGTCCCGGAGCTGACCAACCAGTCCCGCGTGCACCTGACGGTGTTCACGTCCGGCATCCCGGGCACCGCGCGCGAAGGCAACGAGGTCAACAACGACGCCGCCGGCGGGACCTACCAGGAGTTCAACGTGCCGCTCCTGGCCGCCGACGCGACGGAGATCGTCGCCGGCACCTGGCGCTGGCCAGAGCGCGCCTAGCGCAGTAGCATCGTCGCGGCGAGCTGCCCCGCATCCGTACCTGAGGAGGTCGCGGATCGCGGGGCGCTCGTCGTTCGACGGCGCAATCTCCTCCCGGTTGCGTCCGTCGAACCTGTTGTCCTTGGTCGATGGCCACCACCGCGGAGCGCCAACAGACCGCCATGAACTTCCTGCTCGAGGCGCGACACGTCGACGTCGCGACGCTCGAGGAGATCCGCCGCACCGGCAAGACGAAGCCGCGGCTGCAGACGGTCGCCATCGCCCACGGGCTCGCCTACGACCCCCATGTGAACGGTCGGCTCAGGCTGACGCCGAAGGGGTATGCGCGGATTCGTGCGTACGCCTGAACGCGTCGGCGATCTCCAGCCCCAGGCGTCTATCGTCGAGCTGTCGCACCACGCTCGAGTGGACCGCCAGCCAGCGATCAGGCCATCCCCTCCGGGAGGCTCGCAGCTCCAGCGTGTAGATCCACTCTCCTCGAATCCCTGCCACCGGCTCGCGCATCGTCGTCAACCCATACTCGAGCGGCAGCACGACCCGCGCGATCGCGTCCAACCGGATCTGCTCGTCGACGACGTTCATCTCCGGGCGCGTGCGGCGACCCGCTGCCCCACCCGGGCGAGGGCCTCGTTCGCCCGCAGCAGGTCGTCTTCGGTCTCTTTGAGCGCCCTCAGCGCTTTGAGCTGGGAGCTCTCGGCCTCGGCCAGTTCACGACGCAGCCGGTTCGGGTTGTTCGGGCCCTCGACCGGGGCCTGGGCCTTCCCGAATTTCGCACCACCGAATTGCTCGCGCCACCGGGCGTTCTCCCGTCGCCACTCAGTCGTCGGCTCCCACCAGTCGAAGTCGATCGGCTCCGGCCCCGGTTCGTTCGAAAGGAGCGGGGGCAGCAGCAGTCGATGTTCAGAAGAGGCCTGCTGCTTCGGTTCGGTCCATGCGAACCGGAAGATTCTTCCCCACTCCGTGGTCGGCATTACCGCTTCGGCCCCTCGTCGAAGTGCACGATCGTGAACCGGGGGCGCCCTGGGGATTCGACCCGGTTGCCGTCTCCATCCATGAGGGCGACGCCGTGCGAGCGCAGATCCCTGATCGCGAGTGCGGCTTGCTCCTCGTTTGCCGCGTGGACGGCGATCCATATTTCGATCGCGAGTCGCCGACCACCGCGGCGTCCGCCGTAGAGATCGATCTTGCGTGGATCACCCTCGTAGAAAGCGCGCTGCGTCGGCGTCATGCGGAAATCCCTAGGTTCCACGGCGGCCACCCTAGCATCGTTTCCGGAATATGTGTACACATGGTGCTAGGCTGCCGCGATCCGGAGTACAGGGCTCCGGCAATCAAGGAGATCCAAGCATGGCAACTGTCACCGTGAAGTGTGTTGGCTGCGGAGCCACCCGCGAGATCGGAGAAGGCGAGATCGCGCCCGGCGAGACGCCGGTGTGCGAGAAGTGCTTCTCACCGATGGTCGCGACGGAGGCGAGATCGTGAGCCCGGAAGAGCTCGTGGTCGCGTGGGGGACCGAGTACCCGGTCGACAACACGCGACTCGCCTATGAAACCGACCTCACCGACTACATGCATTGGTGCGCGGACCGGGACATCGATCCGCTGAAGCCCGATCGCCTGGAGGTCAACGCCTACCGTGTCGACCTTCTCAGTCGCGGCCTCCTGCCGCAGAGCGTCGACCGCAAGATGTCGGCCTGCCGCAGCTTCTTCGCCTACCTCGGCGGCCGCGGGATGCTCCGCGGTGAGTCGCCCTTCGGGCACGTCGGGCGCCTGGCGGCCAACGGCGAGTCGACGACCCCGTGGCTCGGCGCCGGCGAACTGACGAGGTTGCTCGAGGCGGCACTGGAGGCGAGCCCACGCGACTTCCTTCTCGTGTCGCTGCTCGGGATCAACGGCCTGCGCGTCTCCGAGGCGATCTCAGCCGTCGTCGAGGACCTCGGGGAGGCTGACAGCCTGCGAACCCTCCGGGTGGTCCGGAAGGGCGCGAGAGAGGGGCTGACGCCCCTCAGCGCGCCGGTGGTGGGCGTCCTCGACGCCTATCTGGCCGATCGCACGCGAGGGCCCCTGCTGGCGCGTCTCGATCGACACCGTCGCGTCCAGCTGCCGGTGTCCCCGATCACGCGACAGACGGCCTACGAACGGATTCGCGAGCTCGCCGGCTGGGCCGGTGTCAACCGGGCGATCTCGCCGCACTCCCTGCGTCACGGATTCATCACCGCGGCGCTCGAGGGAGGCGCCGAGCTCCATGTCGTGCAGCTCGCGGTCGGACACGCGTCGCCGACGACCACGATGCGGTACCGGCGAGGAGGCCTGAACCTCAACCACAACCCGAGCCTTGGCCTCGGCGAGCAGCTACTGAAAGGGGTCGTCGATGGCCCAACTGCCTAGACCGCGGCTGTTCGTCGGAGGCGTCAAGCAGGACGTCTACATCGTCACCCACGGCACCGAACGGGAAGGGAAGATCAACCCGAACCGTCAGATACTGGCGACCGCGGATTTTCTCGAGTGCTGCAGCGTCAAGGGCTATGAGCTCGCGCCGCCGGTCGACACACCACAGTCCGTGCTCGAACGCCTCGGGGACCTCGCGTCGCTCGCGCACGACATCTCCATCGGCGTTCCCGTCCAGGAGGTGATCAGGCTCTCCCGCGACCCGTTGGTGCGCGCGTGGGTCGGAGAGGCCGAAGAGAAAGGACTCGTCGTCAAATCCAGGAGAAGGAGCAACCCATGACCACCACCATCGACTATGCCCAGATCGGGAAGCAGCTACTGCATCCCGTGCAGGCCCAGATCCTCGCGGAGTTGCACGTGCGCGAAAAGGCCTCGCCGAGCGAACTCAGCATCGACCTCGACGAGCCGCTCTCCAACGTCAGCTACCACATGCGCGTCCTGGCCGGTATCTCGACCTCGAAATTCCGGAGTCGCCCGCTCGTGCAGAAGGTCGGCACACGGCCGGTGAGGGGCGCGCTCGAGAACTTCTACGCGCTGGTCTGATGGCCGTCGCACGTCGACCGTTCGACTGGGCGCGTGACGCCTTCGAGATCGCCGAGCGGCGCCGCTGGCCGGCTATCGTCGGGCCGGGGCGCGGCAGCGAACTCTCGGCCTTCAGGTCTTTCCCATACCCAAATCAACGAAAGGAACCAGTCGATGTTCAAAGCAGGAGAAAAGCTGTTCATCCGCACCGTCACCTATCACCAGGTGGGTGAGATCGAGGCGGTGGAGGACGACTTCCTGAGGCTCAAGGATGCCTCGTGGGTGGCCGACAGCGGGCGCTTCCACACCGCCCTCGAGACGGGCGCGCTGAACGAAGTGGAGTACGTCGGGGCCGCAATCGTCAACCTCGGGACCATCGTCGACGCGTTCCCGTGGGAGCACGATCTGCCGACCGAGAGCATATGATGAACCCTGCGGTTCTTCTCGAAGGCGCCGAGACGTCCTGGTCCCGGTCCCGGTCCTGGTCCTGGTCCCGGTCCCGGTCCCGGTCCCGGTCCCGGTCCCGGTCCCGGTCCTGGTCCCGGTCCTGGTCCCGGTCCCGGTCCTGGTCCTGGTCCCGGTCCTGGTCCTGGTCCTGGTCCCGGTCCCGGTCCCGGTCCTGGTCCTGGTCCCGGTCCCGGTCCTGGTCCTGGTCCCGGTCCTGGTCCTGGTCCTGGTCCCGGTCCCGGTCCTGGTCCTGGTCCCGGTGATTTTGCGCAAATTGCAGGGTCACCACTTGACGTCGCGCGGGCCCGCAACGTAGCCTCGGCAGGCGCGTTTCCGGGGGCACCGGACCGCGTGGTTTTTCCCCAGCAGTACCGGTCGCATCAGTGAAAAGGGTCGCCATTTCGGGGCGGCCCTTTTCTTTTGTCCGGCCGCCGGATCTTCCCTTCCGTCCGCCGGGACTGCTCCAATCCCGGCCCATCTTGATCAGGGTCGAGATGAAAGAGGAGATCTAGAGGGGTGGCGAACTCCCTCCTAATCGCGGAACCGCCATTGCAGGTGCTCCCAGCCCTTGCCGCGGAGCTCGGTGTCGATAAGGCGATCTTCCTCCAGCAGCTTCACTACTGGTCACTCGTGAAGCAGCGTGCAGGTGACGAAGAGGCATGGGTCTACAACACGCAGGAGGAGTGGCTTGAGCAACTCCCCTGGCTCAGCCGGCGCAGTTTCCAACGAATTGTGAACGCGCTTCGCGCTGCAGGCCTGATCAAGGTCGCACAACCGGAGGGCCGTAATCGACGGGCTCACTATGCAATCGATTACGACGAGCTGACCAAAGTCTGTAGTGCCAAAGTGGCACCTTCCCATAGTGCCAAAGTGGCACCTTCCCATAGTGCCAAAGTGGCACTATGTATAGATGGAACAGAGAGTTCGACAGAGACTTCACACAAAGGGGAAGGGAAGAAAAAAAGAAGCACCGAACGGAAGGTCGACCGTAAGCGAGTCACGGACCGTGAGTTCGACCTCGCCGCCGCTGTTGTTTCTCTTTTTAATTCCGCCGCCGGCACGTCGTTGTCGGTCGATGCGAATCTCACGCCGGTCGTCATGCGCATCCGGGAAAAGCCGGACTACACGCCGCGCCAGCACGAGCTGATCATCGACGCGGTCTTCGCCGGCGACCATTGGTGGAGCGGCCCTCCGGGGATCGAGGTCGTCTACGGCAACGCACGGCAGTTCGAGAAGTCGATCGAGCTGGCCAAGGCGGCGCAGCGCGAGAAGCGCGAGTTGACGCCGCTGGAGAAGATGCAGGCCGAGAAATCGCGCATCCGCCGCGCGCAGGGGCTCGAGTAGATGACGCCGATCGTCGATCTGTCGTCGAGGACCTCCGTCGACGTGCCCCCCCAGAACCGCGAGGCCGAAGAGTCGGTCCTCGGGGCGATGCTCGTGACCTCCCAGGCGCTGCGGGCGGTCCGGGTCGAGACGGGGCTCGTCGCCGACCATTTCTACCTCGACTCCAACCGCGAGATCTTCTCCGCGATCGGCAGGGTCGCCGAACGGGACGGGATCGTCGACGAGCTCCTGGTCGGTGAGGAGCTCCCGCAGCACCGGATGAAGCTCTCCGAACTCGCCGCCCGTGTCCCTGCCGCCGGCAATGCCGTCCACTATGCCCGGATCGTGGTCGAGAAGGCGGCCCAGCGCTCGAAGATCGACGGCGCGCAGATGATCCGCGAGGGTGCGCTCGAGGGCGACGAGGATCTCGTGCAACAGGGCCTGCAGCTCGCCGCCGCCGATGCCTCCGTCGACGCCGAGAGGACCGGTGCCGAGGAGATCATGGACGAGCTCTTCGACTGGCTGAACGACCCGGCCGATCCGGAGGTCTTCGAGCTGCCGTGGCCGGAGCTGAACGAGTCGGTCCTCGGCGGCTTCCGTCGCAAGCAGATGTCGGTGCTCGCAGGCTGGCCGAAGTTCGGCAAGTCGATCGTCCTCGACAAGATCCTGACCGCCTTCGCCGCCCAGGGGAAACGCTGCGCGATCTTCGCCTACGAGGTCAGCCGTCACGAGCGGGCGGTCCGCCACGTCACGTTCTCCACCGGGATCAGCTCCGAGAAGATCATGCGCAAACAGCTCGACGCGACGGAGATGAAAAAGGTCGTGCGATCGATGCACGAGAACCCGTTGCCATTCGACTACTTCGAAGCCGCGGGTTGGTCGGTCAACCGGGTCGCGCAGCGGATCATCTACGGCGGCTATGACGTCGTTGCGGTCGACCCGGTGTCAAAGATCCCGGGCTTCGAAAAGACCGAGAACGCGAGCGCCGCGGTCGGTCGACTGACCGAAGTCGCCACCCGGGCCGACTGCCATGTGATCCTCGTCAGCCACCTGAACCGCGGCCGGGGCACCACGATCGGCGGCGTCCGTCCGCGCCCGACCGTCTCCGATCTGCGTGGCTCGGGGATGCTCGAGGGCGATGCCCACGCGGTGATGTTCCTGCACCGTGACCAGGACGACGAAGGGCGGCCGAAGCGCACCGGCGAGATCTACATCGACAGGAGTCGTATGGGCCCTCCGAGCGGCCTCAAGGTGATGCAACTGGAGCGCTCCCTCCAGTTCGTCCCCTTCGTCGACGATCCCAACCAGCAGACCCTCGACGTCGGCAGTGGCAAGGAACCGAGGCGTCACGACCGGGAGGAGAAGTGGTGATGGCGAAGCGTCGTGTCTCGATCGAGGAGGACCCTCCGCGGTTGCTGCGCCAGTCGCCTCACAGCACCGACTACGACGCGATCCGCGACACCTTCGACGAGGAAGGTGTGCCGCATGGCTATGGCGACGCCGGCGCGATCGCGGAGGCCGGCGAGGAGTCGGGCTACACGTCGAAGGCCAGTGCGGCCCTCGTCGGTGAGCCCGAGGCGGTCAGCCGCGAGGAGCAGGAACGACAGACGCTCGAGGCGCGACGCAGGCGCGAGCGCGTGGTGATGTCTCCGCTCTACGAGATCGATCTGAAGCTGGGCAAGCTGGAAAAGACCGGGGTCTACAAGGCCGGGAAGGTGCGCTTCATCCGCAAGTTGCTGAACCAGCTCGGCGAGGACGCGATGAGAGGAGCCGACAATGGATAGGTCCGTCCAGTGCCCGTTCTGCATGCACACACGCGCGATCAAGGGGGACGGCACCATGCGCGCCCACGACTGGGGACGTCGCGGCTTCCGTAAGCCGTGTCCGGGCTCGGGTCGCACGAAGGAGGACGCCCGCGCCGAGCAGATTGCCGCAAGGCGCGAGGGTCGGGCACCGAAGATTCTGTCCGGCTCGCCGGATTCAATCGAGCCCGAGGAGATCTTCTGAGAATGAGCGCGACATGCAAGGACTGCCGGGGCAAGATCATCTGGGCCGTGAACGAGGGACGTTCGCTTCCCTTCGAGCCGACCACCTTCGGCGCCGGGACCGTCGCCATCTCGAAGATCGCCGGGACCTACAGGGCGCGCCCACACCGCGGCTCGCCCTCGGTTCAGGCCTACCGACGACACGACTGCCCCAAGAGGAGGAATCGCCGATGACCCTGACGGTGCTGGAAGGACTGCCCGACCTGCTCGAGTCGGACGCGACGAACCTAGTCGAGGGGCCGAAGGCGCGCGCGACCCTGAGCCACAGCTCGCTGAACGCCCAGCTGGCGTGCACGCAGCTCTACGCCTACGAGTACGTCGACAAGATCGAACCGATCGTCCAGCGTGCCTCACGACGTCTCGGCGCCGCCTTCGCCAAGGCGCTCGAGGCCGGCGATCCCGCGGTCGGTGTCCGCCACCTGGAGGAAAACACCGTGGCACTCGGCCAGCAGGAAGTCGACCAGTTCCGAATCGACTCCGCGATCGTCAAGGCGGCGTCGGGGCTCTACCTGGCGACCTACACCCGCGAGGAGGCACGGGAGTTCGGCTACCGGGTCAGGCTGCGCAACCCCCACACCGGCGCCTACTCGCGGACCTACGACCTCGAAGGCTACGCGGACGGCCTCGTGCGCACGCTCCGCGGCTGGACGCTGATCGAGGACAAGTTCGTCGGCCAGCTGACCGACCTGCAGATCAAGAAGCTCCCGCTCGACCGCCAACTCGCGCTCGAGTGCTACGGCATCTGGCGCGCGACCGGGAAGCCGGTGACCGACGTGCAGTATCGCTTCACCCGCAAGCCGTCGATCAAGCAGCGCAAGGGCGAGACGGTCGATCAGTTCGTCGAGCGGATCGCCACCGACTACGAGACGCGGCCGGACTTCTACCTGCGCGAAGAGTCGTTCCGCCGTTCCTCGGCGGACCTCGTCCGCGTCGAGGCGGAGCTGTGGCAGTGGGCCGACCAGCGTCGCCAGGCCGAGAAGGCGCGGATCTACCCGCGCAACTCCTCGCGTTGCGTCGAGTTCGGCGGCTGCCCGTTCATGCCGCTCTGCATCGGAGATCCCGACGCGACCAGTCTCTACACCGCCAAGAAGCGCAGTGACCGCACCCCAGCCAACCAGGAGGACAACGCATGACGCTCCCCACCGAGAAGTCGGCGCCGTCGCTCTCACCCGACCGGATCAAGGCCCTCCTGTACGGGCCGCCGAAGATCGGCAAGAGCACGTTTGCGTCGAAGATCGATCCCGACCACACCCTGTTCATCCCGACCGAACCGGGCCTCGGCTCGCTGGAGGTCTTCGAAGCGCCGGCGCGCAGCTGGGCCGAGTTCCGCCAGATCGGCGGCGACCTCGCCAAGGATGCCGGCCAGTTCCGGGTCGTCGTGGTCGATACCGTCGACGAGCTCTACCGGATGTGCTCCGATCACGTCTGTGGCGAGCTCGGGATCAAGCATCCCTCCGACGCCGACTACGGCAAAGGCTGGGCCGCGGTCGCCGACGAGTTCCGCCTGCGCGTCGGCAAACTCGCGGGCCTCGGGCTCGGCGTCTGGTTCATCTCCCACGCCGAGGACCGCGAGGTCAAAAAGAAGGTCGGCACGAAGACGGTGACGCAGCCCTCGCTCTCCGGGCAGGCGCGCAAATTCCTGACCGGCTTCGTCGACTTCATCTTCCTCGCCACCTGGGAGGGCGACGAGGACTCCGAGAAACGCGTGCTGCGCACGCAGGGCGCCGAGCACCACGAGGCCGGCGGCCGCATCCCCGAGGGAGCGACGCCGCTGCCCGACCCGCTGCCCCTCGACGCCGACCGACTGCGCCAGGAGATGGGTAAGTCGCTCTCGCTCGAGGAGATCTCCGACCAGGCACACGGCAAACCGGCCCAGCCGCCGGCGAAAAAAACGACGAAAGCAGGTAAGGCGAAATGACCGACTACTCCAAACGGCTGAACGACATGCAGGGCGCCTACGACGAGGCGGACGCGCGCACCTCCGGCGTCTCGGTTCCCGACGGTGACTACGAGCTGCAGATCGAGCGCTTCGACTTCTGGGAAAAGGAAGGCGGCGGCCCGCTGAAGCTGATCACCGAACTCTCGGTCGTCGGCGGCGATCACGCCGGGCTCTCGGCGCCCAGCCTCTGGCACGAGCTGGAGGACCCGGAGCGGATCGCCTGGACGAAGGGCTACCTGGAGACGCTCGGTCTGCAGGGCGTCGCCCTCGCGGAGCTGCCCAAGGCGCTGGAGCCGCTCTGCGGGAAGGCGCGTGTGTCGGGCCGCGTGGTCACCACCGAGTCCAACGGCAAGAAGTACCGCAACGTCTACGTCAACGAACTGCTCGGGATGGGCGAGGACTGGTCGGCCCCGGCGTCGACCGACGACGCGTCCACCGAGCCGGAGGAGGACATTCCGTTCTGATGTCCCCTCGTCTCTCACCCGAGGAGCGCGCGGCGAAGAAGGCGTTCGCCGTCGAGCAGCAGATCAAGAAGGGCACCGGCGCGATCAAGCAGGTCTGGATCGCGCTGGCCGGCCACCTGCACGAGTTCTACACGGGTCGGATGTGGGAGGCGCTCGGTCACGAACGATTCGAGGACTGGCTCGGCGAACCCGACATCGGGCTTCGCCGCAGCCAGACCTACCAGCTGATCGAGATCCACGAGGAGCTGGTCATCAAGCGCGAGGTCGATCCGGAGCGTCTCGCCGGTCTCGACGTCTCCAAGATCGCCGTCGTCCTGCCGGCGCTCCGCAAGGAAGACGTCGACGTCGAGGAGGCGCTCTCCGACTGCGAACGTCTCTCTCGCTCGGCGCTGCGCGAGCAGTACGGCCAGCAGGTGTCGGCCGAGCGCGTGCCGCTGACCGAGTGTGAGCGCTGCGGCAAGATGTGCCGCCCGAAGTCGGAGCCCGAGGCCGAGTCGGCCGACCCGAACCAGACCGCATTGGAGGGGCTCGATGCCGCGTAGACATCCCGATCGACCGCGACCGATCCGGCGCTCGAAGAAGTGGAAGCGTCGTCAGCGACGGAGGGCCATCCGCGAGAGAACCGGCCGTCCCGTCGCGTGACGATCGCGCCGGTGCCCCGCGACCTCACCTACGAGTTCTGGCACCAGGCCGTCGCGCGTCGACGACCGGTGTCGTTCATCGGCGACGAACCGGCCTGTTGGCTCGCGAGCTTCGACCCTTACCGCAGGCCCTGCACCAACGACCGCCGCTGGCAGGCCTTCCACTTCCTCGGCCGGCAGGAGATCCGCACGCATCCGCCGCTCGGGATGTTGACGCCGGAGGAGCTCGTGGAGCTCGAATGGGACCCTCGAAACGGCGGTCCGGGGTGTCTGGTCCACCATGTGGCCTACGACGGCCAGGACGGCCGCCCAGAGCGTCTCGTCGTGCCCAGGGCGTCGCTCCCGGCCGACACCGAGGAGTTCATCGCCGAACGCGGCCTCGACCTTCTCGCCGAGCGCAAATTTTCCGCCTGAGTGCGGTGTAGATTCCTCGGCGCTGGCTCATGTCGTCGTCCGTAGCGGGGCTGTGGGCGTGGCAGCTACCACGTCTAGGCGATCTTCTGGCATCGGTCCTCAGCTCGACGGGGTTGGGGCTTACGAGAGAGAAGAGAGAGCTTGGGCCAGGAAGTCGCAAGGCTTCGACCTTCGAAGGGCCTCCCTCGTGGAGGCCCTTCCTAGTTGCCGCCGGCGCCGGTATCATCGCGGTGCCCGCGTGCAGCTCGCCCTCATATCCGGCGAGCATGCCAAGTCCGCCAGGTGACTGGCCGGTGCCTTGGACCGCGAGGTGAGGATCTCCTCCTCTGCCCGCCGTCGCCGTTCCCTGGCGGCATCAACCGGCGGCGGGAATCTTCGGTGGGGTGCGGCGCGTCGGCGCCAGCACACGAAACGACCGTGCGACTAGCGCGCCCTGATGGTTCGATCGGTCCGGCTGGGGGCCTGGATCGAAACCGTCCCCGGCGCCCACCGGAGGAGTTCCGACATGGCGGTCGGGAGCGTTGAGCAAATCGCCGGGATTCACCCTCCCGGAAGGTCCGGTTCGACTCCGGAGGCCGCCACCTATCACAGCTGTCTCGTCATATCCGGCTGGCCGGAATGGAGACGTCGCGAGCAGCTGTCGCCGATCCAGCGACCGACCGGCGGCAGCTGCCTCGTCAGCGGGCGCGAAGGTCGTGCTCCCTCAGCAGCCTGTAGGCGGTCTGCCGGGGGATCTCCGGGTCGGTCGCCCTACGGGCGGCCTCGATCGTCAGGTCATCGTGCTCATGCGCTTCGGCGAGGCACATCCCGAGTCGTCGCCGAAGCCTCGCCGCGTCCTGCTCGAGCGCGGCGGCTTCGGCAGACGTCGTGGCGAGATCCGTGAGGATCTCCGTCGCGGTCCTCACGAATCAGTGGGCGTCGTAGGAGACGCCCAGCTTGTCCAGCTGCGCGTAGACGACCTGCGCCAGGTCGGCGGCACTCCCCTCGGTCGCCTGGGCGATCTCGTTGATAGCGGCTTCGAAGGGCCGGTGATCACGCTGTCGTTCGGCGCCAACGAGCTGGTCAGCCAACTCCTCGATCACCATCAACCGCGACTTCGCGAGCAGCCTCCAGTCGTCGGCCGACTCCTTACCGCCGGTCACCGTGGCCGCGAAGTCGTCCACGTCCATGCACGGGCCGGCGCCGAGGCCGTCCGACGTGCTCATGTCGGCCGCCTCGGCGATCGCTCGACCGCTCCGGACATCACGGAGCGCCGCGGCCGTGCACTCCCGGACAAGGCGCAGCGCGTCGTAGCCGCCCTCCTGCGCGAGACGCTGAATGTTCTCGAGCGTCTTCGTCGTCCACTCGGCGTCGAGCGGCTCCTCCGTCATCGCCCGGCGCTCCTCCGGGTCCATATGGGTCAGGTCGTTCATGCTGCTTCCTTCCGTTCGGTTCACTGCGAGCCCTGCGGCTCGACTTGGCGCGACCCGAGAGCCGCGCCAAGTCGGGACGCTCAGGCTTCGAGGAGTTCGCCGAGCCGGTCGGTGGCTTCGAGGGTCAGCCGCTCGTTCGAGACAGGACCCGGGAACTGCGCCAGCCCCAACGACAGGATCTCGTCGTTGGAGAAGCACTCACCGGGGATCTCCCCTTCGGCGATGGCACGCAGGGCTTCCACCTGAGCCGCGAATTCGGTGATGGCCGCACTCATGCGATCGCCTCCATCGTCTCGACGTAGCCCAGCGAGTTGAAGGTGACGTCCACGGTGTCACCGACCCGATAGCCCGGGTTGCCGATCTCGTAGCCCACTGCATGGTCGGCGGCGGTGGGCACGACGCCGGACTCGCCCTCGAATCCAAGCTGCCAGCGAGGATTTCCGTTCAGCGAGTTGTCCATGCGTTCGATCGACCCGAGCGTGAGTCGTTCCGTGCGTCGTTCCCTGTGTCGCCCGCTCATGCGATCACCCACGCGGCCGCGAAGGTGAGGACGCCCATCCCGACACCGAGATAGGCGACCGCTTCACCGAGCACCGAGGCCAGCACCACGAGGCCGACCAACGCCGCCACGATCCCCCAGACGGCAACTGCCATCCCCGTGTCGCCGCTCATGACCGCACCAGCCGCTGCACCACCAGCTCCGGCACGACGAGGATGCCCCGACGCCGGATGTTCCGGTCGCTGATCTCGATGTAGCCGTAGCCACAGTCGCCCTGCGGCACATAGGGCTTCAGCACCTCACGGAAAACGTCGTCGCCGTCGTCCGTCTGCCCGTAGAGCAGGTCGCCCTGCTCCAGTCGATCAACCCGGATCTCCTCGATCCGCGTCCTCTGCGTGGTGACCATCGATCCATCTCCTTCGGTTGCACTGCACATGTGTACCGCGATGGTACATCCCATCGTGCGCGGATGGCACGTCGATCACCAGGACCAACGGATGTCCGACGCAGCGCCAGTCCCCGTCACCACGATCACACGGCCACAGCATCGCCACCACATGGCCTGCCGCGTCGACGCGCGTCACTTCGCATCCGCGCGCAACACATCTCGTTGCGTCGTCGGCCACGCACCTGGTTGATCTGACATAACGCCCGGAATGTCAACCACCCTTTGGCTTGCCAGCTGGCCGCGACGGTCGATGGCGCCCGACACCCTCCCGATCCGGGTCCTTCCGACCGGATGGGACCATCAGAATCGTGCGCGCATAGGGGGACAGGGGAGTGGTCGATCGCGAACTCGCGGCGCCACATATATCTCCACCCAGCTCGACAAAATC